GATAATATTACATTGGAGTTTCATAATTGGTTAATAAAGAATGCTGATAAACGTTACAAAGCTGATATTGAGTTTAGTAGAAAGATAAAGGAACTTAAAAATGAGAACCATTCACGTACTTTACGATAAGAAGAATGACGCCCTTGGTGTTGTAGAAGTGGGCGATAAAGACCTCCCAGAGGCTCTGAGAGACGCTGTAGAGTGGCGTTATGAGGGTCGTAGGTATTCCTACAGGTCTTATTTTAGGGCCAACAGAGGGCAAAAGAACGAGTATTTAGACGTTATTATGAAGGAGTATTAGGAGGTATATTATGGATTGGAAATTTGGAATTATATTTTTATTGTTGTTGTTGTGGGTTGAAGTTACTACGAGGTAGGAGGTATGTTATGAAAGAAATGAATATTTTACAATATTTTAATGCGAATGCTAGCAAGGAAGAGTGGAAGCTTGTTCAAGATGTTTATAATCGCGAGCTTGTGGAATTATTGAAAGAACTTGGCATGGAAGGTAAGAAAGAGTTTAACCTTGCTGAGTTGTCTGTTATTTACACACGAACTTGTCTTGGTCGAGACTTGGACGCTGAGTTGATGTATGAAGAAGAATACGGTTGTGGTGGTAATGAGAACGCTAAAAACGTAATTATCGAAATTGGTAATGGTAATATTAATTTGTATATAGAAAAACTAAATGAGGAATTAGCTAAGATTATTAGTTAATGTTTTTTATTTTCTACGCGTATAATAGGGAGAGAAACCCTAACTATATTATTAATTGGAGGACATTGTTATGTCAAACGAAGTTTATAGAGAATTGAGATATGTATCTAAATTTGATGATTGTATTGCTAAGGCCTACCTAGACCTAGATGTAAACAATGCTCAAAGTAAGGAAATTCGTTTTATTGTTAAAGAACTAACTCGTTCGTTGATGAATCGAGACGGGATTGGTGATGATGATAAATTTGATGGATATACTTTGGCACAATACATGATGGGTGCTATGGTAGTTGGTATGGCAAGCAAAGATTCAATTATGGATGCTATTTCTGATATCAAAGACAAAGTTGATATGGAATTGTCAGAAGACGAAATTGTAGAAGAAAACTAAGATAGAGAGCGCGGTTTATTACCGTTGCTTTCTTTTTTAATTGAATATTGTGGAGGTTATTGTATGAATAACATGTTTTATGGTATTATGAACCTTGTATTATGGTTGAGTTTTGTATTGTTTATTGTAGGATTGGATATGAATTTTACGATTGAAGGCGAGAATATGTTCATTTGGCTTGCTGAGAGAGCGATTCTAGGGTCTTATTTAATTGTTACGAACGTAGTTGTGGGGATAAAACGTGCTGTAGAGGCTGGATTTGGGCTTGTTACGGTGGTTATTGCCTGGATAAATGCTAGATTTTGGGATGAGGAGGAGTAGATATGGCTTGTATTGTTGATATTAATGGGGAAAATATTGAGGTTTATGGTGATTATGAGGCTGTTTTTGATGATAAAATGGGTAGATTTGTTGTGGATAAGCCTATTTCGATGAATTCTAAGTGTCGTTTGGACGAAGAAATACAGTCTAGATTCGATGATATTAGTAAAATTATGTATAATCACTTGAATTTGAACGAGTTTCCGCCTTGTCAGGAGGGTTGGAATGAGACTTTTGAGCACTTAAAAGGGTATTTTGGGTACGATATTGTGGGTATTGAGGTACTAGAAGTGTTCAATTTGACCTTCGAAAGGCTGTTTATGTTGTATGCAAACGATATAAATGCTAGTTTTTGGGGCCCAAATCACGATTATTTTGAGAAATATGAGGTTGAAACTGTCAGTAAAGATGCCGAAATTGAAGATTTTATAGACAAAAATGGGTGGAAATGATGGTAAAATGGGTGCCAAACCTTACATGCCATGTTAGAAAACCTCACATGAGATGTTAGAAAATGGGCGATTTTGGAAGAAAAATGGAGGTGAGAATGAAATGTTGCACATATTAATGATATACGTGGGGACATGAGAGGTAAAAATGGGCCTAAAATGGGCGTTTTTGGGGTGTTTTTGGGGTGTTTTTGGGGTGTTTTTGGGGTCTATGTCCCCACCCATATTAAAAATACGTGCGGTTTGCACATATTAATTGATTTTCATGGGGACATATAGGGTAAAAACAGCTAAAAATGGCCTATTTTGGGGTAAAATCGTTGATTTTTGGGCTTTTTTTTATATTATTCCAAATACTTTTATAGGAGAAAATAACACAGAAATATATGTTATTCTTGTATAAAAAACTATTTGGGTAAAAATATTTTTATTAGAAAAACATTAGAAAAAGGAGAATATTATGTTAGATACGCTAAACAAGGAAAATATCATGCAAAAGAGGATTGAAGTATACAATCCGCTAAAATACAAGAAAATTAAACAATTAAATCCGTTTTATCCTTTTAGAATATTTGCAAGGTCGAGATATGACGGTTATTATTTGGATGACAATTATATTGACATCATTTGTCGATTTATGTCACATTATCTTTCAATACCTACTTTGTCAGTAAATGAGTGTGCTTTTAGGATGAACGAACACTTAGACAATATTAAGACACTATATGATTTATTTGACAAACAGCATATAGATATAACTAATATCGATTATAAAGATAGAATAATCATGCTTGCATATTGTCTTAATGATTATGATCTTGATACAACACGTGGTGTGATATTTAGAGTATTTGGTAAAATTATTACAAAAGACAATGTTACTAATGATGTTATTGATGAAGATATTATGCGAACTTTAAATAAGTTTGGTGTCGATAAATTGATATGGCATGACGATTATGGTAAATTTATGTACGATAATTATATAGTATATTACCATAGTTACGATAAAATACGTAAGCAAGACATAAAATTAATTGAAGAAATGGGTAGCGATATGCTGTATGAATTGGGTGACCCAAATCGCTTTCCATTTAAAAATACTATATTTAATGCCGTACAAGAACGACAAGGTACTAATTTTATTATTAAACATTATTACGAAGTATATGAAAGGGTAGCAAGATTGACAGCGCAAGATAAAAATTTTAAATCAACAAGACGATATCCACATGATGTTAAGGTGGAAGATGTACAATGGTTAGTAGATAATAAATGGCCATTAGAATTAATACAACGAGAAATGGGTTTTGATAACCGTTATGCACTTAAGCGATATTTAAATAAACACAACATTGATTATGAAGCTTGTAAGAAACGCCCTGGTCGTCCTAGAGGTTCGTTCAAGAATACTTCGGCTCGTAATCAAATATATGAGGATTTCGCCATCGGGCTAGTACCTGATACAATTTATGAAAAATACAAAGGAGTGTATAGTAAACGTAGTATTGACCGTATCTATAGAGAGTGGGAAAACGACCAGGCAGGCTTTAAATCTTAAAAACCGCACATATTTTTGCCTTTTCCACTTCTCTAATAGAGAGGAAATAGGAATTTGCCCTATTTCATTCTTTAGAGTAGGTGAAGTCTCACTATTCGTTTCATTTTTTTTATCATAATATATTATGACAAAACAATCTAAAATCTGCTAAAATACAAGATTCTACAGTTAGACGCGTCAGAATACGTCTCAGAAGCCATAGAATAGCGTATATTCAACGTTAGGGTATATCGTGCACAATTATACCAGAAACGCGTAAAACGGCTTATACGGGCTCTCAGAGCCTCTCAGAGGCATTCTAAAATAACTGTATTTTTACGTATTTTTAGAAAGGAATTCCTGAAAATGAAAGATTACTACACACCTCAAGAGCTAGCCGAGGTTAGTGAAGAATCACAAGACATTCTTATGCACATTGGTACGGCAACGTCAGGACGATATCCTAAAGGTTCTGGTAAGAATCCATACCAACATATGTCACCTGGTGACCTAGAATGGATTCAACGGCACCAACGTCGTCTTAAAGAATTTAAGGCTCAAGGTCTTGATAGCAACGAAGTGTATAAGAAAATTGCAGACCTAGAAGGTATGTCTGTCAATGCATTACGTAGTAAAATCAATATTATGCGTGAACAACAACGCCAATACAATACTGAGCTTGCTAAAAACATGTTTGCAGATGGACGTCCTGTAAGGGAAATTATAGAGAAGACTGGTTGGTCTGAAACAAGTGTTCGTAAGGCTCTTAATCAAGAAACCCTAAAAGAACGTGCAGACCGTATCACAACACAAGAACTTGTAGCTAGACTCAAAGAGTCTGTAGCTCAAACAGGATATCTTGATGTCGGTGAAGGTGTCGAAGCACAACTAGGTGTATCTGAAGACCGTCTTAAGTCTGCTCGTCGTGCATTGGTAGATACTGGTGAGTACGCATTCTACAAGATCAACGTACCAAATGCCACTAATCCAATGAACAAACCACAAACTGCTGTGCTTACTACTGCAGATAAGACAATTAAAGATGTCTATGACAACAAGGACAAGATTCGTTCAACTAAATATCGTGCAGATAGTGCTGGAACAACAAATATCCAGAAACTACAAGATGTAACTAGTATTCCATGGAACCGTCTACAAATTAAGTATGCTATTCCAGAAGGTGAGAAAGGTCACGGTACTAATAAGGATGGAGAAACACAAGATGGTGTTATGTATATTCGTCCTGGCTCTAAAGATATTAACTTAGGAGGTAAGAAGTATGCCCAGGTTCGTATCGCTGTAGGTGACACTCATTATCTAAAAGGTATGGCTATTTATGGAGACAATAAGATGTTTCCAGACGGTGTCGATGTTATCTTTAACACGAACAAGAAGAAAGGTACACCTAAAGAGGATGTACTTAAACCATTGAACCTTATTGATGGTAAGATTAATCAAGACGACCCATTCTCTGCCGCAGTTAAACGACAACCACCTCTTCTAGATAAGAAAGGTAATCCTGTTGTTGATAAAGTTGCAACCGCTGCTGAAGAGAAACGTATTGGTCACAAGCTAACAACTCCTATCTACAAAGTTGGCAAGGTTAATATTGTCAACGAAGAAGGAGATTGGAATGATTGGTCTAAGACTTTGTCATCTCAGTTTCTGGCTAAGCAACCTCGTCCTGTTGTTCGTGAACGTCTACGTGCTACATTAAAAGAACATGACACAGACTATGATGAAATCATGAAAGTGGATAATCCTATAGTTAAACGTAAACTATTAGAGGATTACATTCAAACTACTGAGTCTAAGGCTGTACATATTAAAGCCTCAGCTCCTGCTGGTTTCCGTGGTCATGTATTGTTACCAGTTCCTAACATGAAAGAGAACGAAGTATTCGCTCCTCGTTATGAAGATGGTACTCGTGTTATCTTGGTACGTTATCCACACGCTGGTCGCTTCGAAATCCCTGAGCTTATTGTAAACAACAAAGGCCCAGGTAAGAAACTAATTGGTGGTGATTCTCCTGATGCTATTGGTATCCATCCAAAGGTAGCAGGTAAACTATCAGGTGCCGACTTCGATGGTGACGTAGCTTATGTTATCCCTAACAATGAAGGTAAGTACAAGTCTGCTCCTATGCTCAAGGAGTTGAAAGGGTTTGACCCTAAACAATACAAAGACCCAGAAGGTTCCTTCAAACCTATCAGTAAAGAGTATCAACAGAAACAAATGGGTATTGTATCTAATCTTATTACTGATATGACTTTGCGTGGTGCATCCAATGAAGAGTTAGCTCGAGCAACAAAACATTCAATGGTTGTTATCGATGCGTATAAACATAAGCTTAACTACAAGCGTAGTGAAAAAGAAAATCGTATTCCAGAACTTCGTAAGAATTATATGGAACACGTAGATAGAATTGATTACGATAAACTTTCTTATTACGATAAACGTACAAGAAAAGAATTAAAAGTAACCGATTTAAATAAATTAAATAAAGATAAAGATGGTATATCTTTAGGTGCATCTTCTGTATTATCTCGTAGAAAACAAACAGTAAAAGTTGGTGGAGAGAATGTAGAAATCATTGATAAGAATGGCAAGAAGAAGGTCGTCAACCGTGGTGGCATCGACGTACCTATCACCTCTGTCATCAAGGATGCCTCAGTCTATCTCGGACCAAAGGCTGCTCCTGTAGAAAAAGAATATGTAGATTATATTAATAATCTTAAAGCAAGACAAGCTAAAGCAGAGAATGAACTCGCATCTATTAAGACTCCGAAGAAGAGTCCTGTTGCTGCTAAGATTTATACAGACGAAGTTAACTCTCTCAACGAGAAGGTTAAGCTCGCTAAGCTGAATAAACCTAGAGAAAGACAAGCACAGATTCTAGCTAACTCTAACATTCAACGTGAACTGGATAGAGCTACAGCAAATGGAGAAGAATTATCAAAGGCTGATGTTAAGAAGCTTAGAGCTAAAGCAATTACTGCAGCCAGAGAAGAAGTAGGTGCACACAGAAATCCTGTTAAGATTACTGATATTGAGTGGGATGCAATACAAGCTAATGCTATCTCTACTACTAAGCTACAGGAACTCATCAAGTACATGGACAGTGACCAACTCAAGAGCTTGGCTACACCACGTCCTACTACTACACTCTCTAAAGCTAGGGCTGATAGAGCGGCTGCTATGATAGCGAATGGTCACACCTATGCTGAGGTTGCTAAGCAGCTTGGTGTTAGTACCTCTACTATCAACCGCTATGTCAAGGAGTCCTAGTCACTACAGTCTAGTACACACTACACTACTACACTGTACCACTACTACTACACTAAGGAAGGAGCACACAGTCATGGCACTGACTACTAGTGACAACCCCTACTCACCACTAGACCAGTACGAACAGTGGGTAGAGTGGGATCACGAGCATGGCTACTACCTCGACCGCTACCTCGCTCGCATCTACGACACCAAGCTAGGTGCACAACCATGGTTGAACGACGACGAGGCATGGGCACTGGCAGAGGCAGAGGTCCTAGAGCACAACATCTGGGGTAACATTGTGTACGTTCCATCACCTCCAGAGGATGATGAACCACAACAAGAGCTACAATACGATGCAGATGGTGACCTCATCTATACAGATGATTAATCATTAACCCAGACCATAGGGGGGGTCAAAAAATCAACCACCCTCCCGTCATCGTCCGGGCTCTCGAAAATTTCCCCGTTGCAAAAATTTGAAAACTGATTTTAGGTCTATACCTATTTCAGTCATGCACACTAGCCATATTTACAGGTCTAAACACATTATGTAAGCAATACTGTGTTAAAAAACAATACGGGTTTCATCCTTTCTCCGTACGTTTCATTCCTTCTGAGTTAAATTTGGGTTTTATTATGCTGGTTCTATGTCGTTGGTACGGCTAGTGTGTGTGGTTGAGATAGGTATGTCTCAAAAACTATACTAAAAGTAAGGAGAAACCCATGTATAATCACTATAAAGTGATTGCACCAGCAGGTGTAATTGTACGTAAAGCACCAGTAGACGACACAACAAGCGAGGATGTACTTCCTGAAGGTACACAGTTCAAAGGTCGTGAAACTGCTGATGGTAAATTCATCGAACTCCTACAAGGTGGCTATGTTGCTAACTCAGAATTCTCTGTAGAACAAGTCTATCTTGCTGCTAAGGAAACTGAGGACAAGTAGGAGCTAGAGTATGGATGAAACACTACAACCAAAATTCCAGGGACGGACCCCTGAACAATATGACAAGAAGATGCAAGCACTCGCAATGCAAGTATCCGAAGAGCGTCTCCGTAATGGTGAAGCCAGTTCAGCCGAAATTGTGTTTTGGTTAAATCGTGCTTCCCCTACTAATCAACTAAAAGAAGAAAACTTAAGACTACAGAACGAAATGCTCCAGGCTAAAACTGAAGCTATTAACTCTGAACGTAAGTCTAACGAGGCGTACACGGAGGCAATGCGTGCTTTCGCTGGATATTTACCTTCACACGACAAGGAAGAAGGAGACGATTGGCTTGAAGGAGAATTCATGGAAGGTTAGGTCAGCAGAACTAGCCCTCAACAAGGAAGACTGGAATGCTAGACTAGAATATCTAATACTATTAGATGGTAATGCTACTTCTCCACGTCACATGTCTAATCGTTTCTACAAGTCGCGTGAATGGATGCGCGTGCGAGATGAAGTCATCGAACGAGACTTAGGTTGTGACCTTGGTATCTTAGGATTACCAATCGAAGGACCTATTATCGTTCACCATATTAACCCTTTATACGAGGAGGATATCGAGAATTGGAATGTCGAGAAACTCTTCGATAAAGACAACCTAATCTGTTGTTCTATTGCGACACACAATACAATCCACTATGGTAAACCCAAAGAGGAAGAGTATGTCGAAAGAACACCAGGCGATACAATTCTATGGGGTAATTAAATGTCATCTATTTTACAAGATGTTGTCGAACGAGCCCCATCGTTGACAAAAGATTTGGTTGTTGATGGTCAGTACGTCTTCTCTGTCGAGTCACTAATCTCAACTGCGTTCCTTACACTCAAACAAAATGGTTTGGTAATGGAACAACCTGAGTGGACTGGTGATTGGGACAAAGACGTCAAAATGGAATGGGAAGATGTCGACAATGAGAATCTATTGGAAACAGGTAAACAGTATGTTGTCCAATATATCATGTTGATGTTTGACCCACCGCCATCACAACAACAATCAATCTTAGAAAAATCGCTTGAGCATTTACTATGGAGGATTAGAATGGAGGTGGAGAATGGTGAAAACTAACTCTATCAACGAAGTCCTCATTTCTGCTCAACAACAATCTCAGGACGACCTTCTACATTATGGTATCCTGGGTATGAAATGGGGTAGACGTAAAGGTCGTTTCAGTGGTTCTTCAGGAGCAATGCGTAATCCTAAAACAGGTGGTATTCTACGTAAGTTCCGCAAGAAAGATCCTAACGACCAAATCGCCGCACAACAACACCAAGACCCTCGTCGTAAACGTAATGTTAAGAAAGTTAACGACCGAATGCGTGAAGACCAGTTTATTTACGAGTACGAGCATCGTGACCGTATGAGTACGAGAGCTATTAAAGCTCGTAACGAACGTATTAAAGCTGAACGCGAATTCAAGTCCTTGGTATATTCTCCACAACGAGAACGTGCAAAAGCCGAACAAGCTAAGAAAGAGCGTCGTAAGAAAATTCTTACAACTGCTGCTCTTGTTGGTATGGAAGTCGCAGCTAATTATGGTTTGGAAAAGATGTTCTATCGTAATGGTGTTAGACCTGAAGCCTACGGTGTTTCATACAATAAGGATGCCAAGTCATACAGTGGTAATCCTAAGAACATCAAACGTTACAAACAAGACAGAGACGTGTATGAAAGTCTCAAATCTAGTAACGATATGCTTAAAGGCGCTGTTAAAATCTATAGCGACTTCAACAAGAAAGCCAATGGTAAATAACGGAGTAACTTATGTTATCTAATACTATGGTCCCGAAATATTATGGTGAGTTTCGCGACTCAGTTTTAAGAGGCGAGACTAGAGTATGCGAGAATATCTCACTCCAAATGAACAGGATTGATGATGACATCGCTAATCCTGAGTATTTCTATGACCCAAATGCCATTGATGGATATGTCCGTTTCTGCGAAGCTGAACTGACTCTAACTGATGGTACTGACTTGACTCTTCTCCCAACATTTAAGATGTGGGCTGAAGACTTATTGTCATGGTACTACTATTCGGAGGAAGACACAATCGATCCAGCTACTGGTCGTCGAATTACAGTTCGCAAGAAGCGACGTCTTCGTAACAAACAGTATTTAATTATCGCTCGTGGTAATTCAAAATCACTTTACGAGACAACTATCCAAGCATATGGTCTATTAACAGATACAAAGACAACACAACAAATCACAACGGCTCCAACAATGGCTCAAGCGGAAGAGGTTATGATGCCTTTCTCAACAGCTATTGCGAAGTCTCGTGGCCCGTTGTTCTCTGTATTGACTGATGGTTCTAACAAGTCACGCTCACAGTACACACAAGCTAAATTAGCATCAACTAAGAAGGGTATCGAGAACAAGATTACCAATTCGTACGTCGAAATCAGACCAATGCGTATTGATAAACTACAAGGTTCTCGTGCCAAGTATTGTACTGTCGATGAGTGGCTCTCTGGTGACGTTAAGGAGGACGTTATCGGTGCACTGGAACAATCAGCAGCCAAGGGTGGTGTAGATGATTACATTATCCTGGCAGTATCCTCCGAGGGTACGGTTCGTGACTCTGTAGGTGACTCAATCAAAATGGAATTGTTAAAAATCCTACGAGGAGAATACGAAGACCCACACACATCAATATGGTATTATCGTCTAGATGACTTGAACGAAGTGAATGACCCGTCAGCCTGGATTAAAGCCAGTCCTAACATTGGAGTAACTGTATCCTACGACGCTTACATGCGTGACGTTAAACGTGCTGAAGCCAACCCTGCTACAAGGAATGATATTCTTGCTAAGCGTTTTGGTATTCCTGTTGAAGGTTACACTTACTTCTTTACCTACGATGAAATCCAAAAACACGCTTATCAGAACTATGACAAGTTGCCATGTTCTATGGGTATGGACGCATCGCAAGGGGATGACTTCTGGGCATTTACTTGGGTATTTCCTTTGGGTGGAGAGAGATTTGGTATCAAGACAAGGTCTTATGTATCTGAGTCTAAGTATCGTAAACTCCCTTCCGCAACAAGATACAAATACGACGAATTACAACAAGAAGGAACATTGGTAATCATGCCTGGTTCTCTCTTGGATTGGGTGGCAGTATACGAAGATGTTCGTGATTACATTCATGAGCATGACTGGGCTGTTCTGTCATTCGGGTTTGACCCTTACAACGCTGGAGCTTTCGTTGACCGCTGGTGTATGGAAAACGGTGAGTATGGTGTTGAAACAGTACGACAAGGTGTTAAGACTGAGTCTGTACCATTGGGTGAAATCAAAGCACTTGCAGAGGCTCGTATGTTGATATTCGACGAAGAGCTGATGAAATTCGCCATGGGTAATTCTGTAGCATTACAGGATAACAATGGTAACTACAAATTAGATAAGCGTCGCTCTGATGAGAAAATCGATAACGTGGCCGCTCTTATGGATGCCTGGGTTGCGATGACTCGTAATAGAGAGATGTTTATGTAGAAAGGTGAACATATGTCGACTTTGCTACATTCGTACAAAACGTACGAGTCTGCGAACGCGATGGGTAATGGTAGTTTCACAGTCGAACCTGGTTCCAATTGGCAATCGATTTCGACATATCATTCTCCTTCGTACATTCAATCAATGAACACCTCTTATGGTAGTGACTTGATTAAATCTATTATCAACCGTATTGCTATTGATGCATCTACAGTTGAGTTCAAACACTTGAAGATTGACGCACTTACAAAAAATCAAAATGAAATTAAATCTGGTTTGATTGATTGCCTTACTTACAAGGCTAACATTGACCAAACTGGACGAGCATTCATTATTGATTTGGTGTGGTCTCTGTTAGATGAAGGTGTTATCGCTATCGTTCCAACCGTTACTGATAAAGTTATGGATGGTGAAAAAACATTTGACGTGGAGTCAGTTCGTGTGGGTAAAATAACACAATGGTTTACTGACTGCGTCAAGGTGCGATATTATAACGAAGACACTGGATTGGAATTCGAACAATCTCTTAAGAAAGAAGATGTGGCTATCATTGAGTCTCCACTTAGTGGTATTCTACAAGATAGCAACCAAACTCTTCAACTCTTGAAACAAAAGATTAACTTGATGAATTCTGAAGACAGAAATGCCGCGGCTGGTAAGATTAATGGTTTTATCCAATTTCCTTACCAGACAAACTCTGACTATCATCAGAAACAAGCGGATAGACGTCGTAAACAGTTGGAAGCTGAGATGAGTAAATCTGCTTACGGTTTGGCTACATTGGATAACAATGAGAAGTTCATTCCAACTGGTGGTAACATCCAGAACAATACTCTTGAGGATATTAATAAACTTAAGCAAGATTTCTACAACCAAATCGGTATCACTGAGAACATTATCAATGGTACTCAATCTGGGGCAGAGCTTAACCTTTATTATAACCGAGTAATTGACCCAATCCTACAAGCTATTGTGGATGCTGTCAACGTTGCTTTTATTAGTAAAACTGCTCGTACTCAAGGTCAGGTTGTTCAGTTCTATCGAGACCCATTCAAGATTCTTCCTATTGAACAACTTGCCAATACTGCAGACTTGTTCTCTCGTAATGCGATTCTTACACCTAATGAGATTCGTCAATTTATTGGTAAAGAACCTCACCCTAATCCGTTGGCTGACCAGCTTTACAACCGTAATATTGCGGATGGTAACCAAATGGGCGGTATTGCGACTGCTGGACAAGAAGCTGACACTGGTATGGGTGAAGATGATCCTAGTCAGTACGTCTATCAAGACGAGAATGGCAACTACGTAGATTATCAGGGCAATCCTGTTGATGAAGCAGGTAATCCTATTAGGAGGTAATAATGGAGAAACAAGAATGGTCAGTAAGAGATATTGACCCTAACAACGAGATTCTCCTTCATGGCGGTAAATGGTCTGAAGAGGCTAAACGTCGTGTAAGCGAAGCTCGTCGTGCTGGACGTTCTGTAATGGACATGTTTGGTGACTTGTACAAGAAGTCTGAGAAGACTGTAAATTCAGCAGCCAAAACAGCATCCAATATGGTTCGCCCTACAGCTAAAGCTGTTTCTAAGACAGCAAGTAATCTTATCCGAGTTGCTAAGAAGACTGTATTTCCTACTACTTCTAAAACAACAACTGGTACTCTTGGTAAGAAATCTGGCGATAAAGCTATGGCTTCTGCTGGATATAAGAAGCGTAAAATCGATAAGAAACTTGTAGCACGTATCCAAGATAAACTTGATAGACGATACGGTCAAGGTAAGTACAAGAAATCTGAATCTCAGAAGCTCGATGAAAAACGTGGTAAAGCCATGGACAAACGCGAGAAGCGTAATAAGACGCGTAAGAAAGCTGAAGAGTCTGTAGCTAAAATCAAACGTAATGAAACACGTAGAGATATTAAAGCTAAACAGAAATCTGAAAAGAATCGTTCTCGTGATGCTATCGGTGAAAACACTCGTGAGAAATTCCGTAATGGCGACATGAAGTCTGGTAATGATGCTCTTATTCGTAAATACAAAGGTAAGATTAAAAACCACATGTCTAAATCTCCTGATGAGCGTCGTAAGAATTCTAAACAGTACAACGAGTGGAATCAACGTGTTAAAGACCTTGAAGCAGAGAACAAACGAATCGGTTCTCGAAATAAGGGTTCTAAACTCGAAGAGAATAACACTCGTAAGATGGAGAACATGTACGAGTCTAACAAATCTGCTAGTGAGTCTGTTCGTCGTCGTAACGCTAGTCGTACTAAAGATTTGGAAGCTCAAAATGAATCTTACTACAAGAGTAAGAAACGTAAGAACAATATCCAACAATCTGCGACTTTCGATTATCAAGCCGCTCTATCTAATGTTTCTAAAAAAAACAATTTAGATGAGTTGCATCACTACGGTATTCAAGGAATGAAATGGGGTAGACGTAAAAATCGATATGGATAAAAAACGTCAGACCCTATAAAACGTAAATACCTTATAACCGTGGAGAAAGAAGCTAAAGCTATTTCTAAAAACAATCATCCAATCGCCACAATGTTAGGCACAAAGCGTTCTAAACGTTATCGTCAAAAATTAGGTAAAGCTCTTTTGAAATCATATAAGAAAGATGAACTTGAAGATGATGCGCTTAGAACCGAGTTTGAAAATCATAAAGGCTTTAAAAAAGCAGCAAAACAGTATAAAAAGAAAACTGGTACTGATTATAACAAACTTCAAAAAGATAGTCATGACCAAATAATTGCTTTCGATACAATTGCTGGAAATGTTAAAACTGGTAAAACTACATTGGGTGAAAAATATGACCATCAATCTTTTGTTAATTACGATAAACAGCTTAAACGTCGCAGACGTATTATATCATCTATGAAATATTAGAGGTATCAAAATGGAAAAAGTGTATTTTAGTTCTATTATAGACGAGAAAAAACAACTCAATCATCATGGTATCTTGGGTATGAAGTGGGGGAGACGTCGTAAAATAATAAAAGCTGCAGCTAAAATCCAGAAACGTATTGATAAAGATATGCATATCGTTGACAGACAACGGGTTTTGGAGCGTAAAAGTTCTTATAAGCATCATTTATTTGAAAACGATAGAATAGCTATTGCAAATCATATGAGTATGCAAGATAGTCATATTGCTAATCATAATAATATGGTTGACAATTTTAATATGACAAATCATATAAACAATATCAATACGATGTCTATGGGTATGCATATGGGTGGATTTTAACAATAAAGGAGTATCAAAATGGATGATAAAATATATTTTGGTTCTCTTATGCGTGACGCTAATTTTATCCAACATCACGGTGTCATCGGCATGAAGTGGGGGTTTAGAAGAAAATCATCAGTCTCTCCTCAACAGAAACAATTTAGTAAAAAGATGAACAAACTCTCTAAAAAGAGAGAACGTGCAGATTACAAACTAATGCGTCGATTTGAGAAAGATAAAGATTTCAAATCCCAAGCTGAAAAGTCTGGGTACTACAACATTTCTAAAACTTCGCCAGATAGAACTTACGAATTCTATAAGATTGTAGCGACCAACAAAGGTAATCTTGCAGGACGTTACTACAAGATGGATACTAAGATGAACGCTAAGTATCTTAAACGTAAACACAACATTATCAGAGGTATCAAATGAAACCACAAAATTACGATTTCGCTGGTTGGGTTACGAAGAATGACCTCAAATGTTCAGACGGTGTAACAATCCGTCATGGTGCCTTCTCTGGATTGTCTGGAGAAAAAGTACCATTGGTTTGGCAACATTCTTACTCTCAACCAGGAGATACAATCGGATATATTCTTCTTCATTCAAATGACCAAGGCGTATACGGTTACGGGTATCTCAATGAAACAGAACGTGGTCAGGATGCCAAAGAACTTTTGCGACACGGAGACGTGAACCAAATGTCAATTGGCGCTCGTAAAATCCAAAAGAGTGGACAAGACGTAATTCATGGAGAAATCTATGAAGTGTCACTAGTACTCAAGGGCGCAAATCCTGGTGCTGTCATCGAAGAGGTTCTTACTCACGGTGACGGACAAGTCGGCGATGAGATTTTCATCACTACAGGTCTAACACAAGACTTGTTGAAACATTCCAACTCGGAGGAGAAACAAATGGCGACTATTGGAGAAGTAATCGATACTCTCACAGAAGACCAAGCCGAAGTAGTCACTAATATGCTTGAAAACGGTGTAGAATCACTTACACCACAAGATGCTGAGGTTATCGAAACTCTTAGTGATGAACAAGCTATGGCTATCAATATCATTCAATCTGTTGCTGGTGAAATCGAAGAAGACGAATTGGCTAACTCTAGCCTAGATGACTTCGAACCAGTAGACGATGAAGATGAAGAAGTTGAAGAACTCGAAGAGTCTGAAGACGAGTCTGAAGAGGAGTCTGACGAAGAAGCCGACACAGACGAAGAAGAAATTGAACATTCAGGAGTAGACATGAAACAAAATCATTTCAATCAAAATGGAATTGAAGAACAAGACACTTTGACACATGCTGCACAACTTGCTGATGTAGCTGTGCGTGAAGCAGCAGCTCTTGGTACAGGCTCAATTAAAGCAGCCTTGGCTGGTGTAGATTCATCTGGTGAATTCTTGCAACACGGTATCTCTAACATTGATATCTTGTTCCCAGCAGCACAATTGCAAAAAGGTATTCAAGCTTACAATCCTAACGCTAAAAACGTTGAAACAATCCTCAACAAATTCAGTGCTGTATCTTCACCAAATGTTAAAAACATTTATGCTGACTTGACAGAAGAACAAGCTCGTGCTCGTGGTTACATCAAAGGTAATGAAAAACTTAATCAACGCCTTATCAGCTTGTACTATCGTACAACTACACCACAAACTGTCATCCACAA